AAAGTAGTTTCGTCCGTCGGGCACTCGCGGGACAGTCGGCTCGCTCAGGAGGGCTTTTCTTATCTTACGATCCTTGCGACAGATCGCTTGACGCTGATAAGGGAGCTTGTCTAGACCCTTAACCTCCTGCAATGCTAGCAGCCTAGCATTAGCGCGAACGAGCCTCTTGAAGCCTTCATCGGTCCTAGCGCTCTCGTTTGCAAATCCGAGAACATCCCGATTGTCAGGCACCATAAAGAGTGCACTTATGTTCGATTTCTTCTCCTTTACACCATCCTTAAACAGAGTCGAGTTAATCTCTGCTTTTCTTTTGTCACGCATTGACTTTTCCTTGTTCACGAGGAAGCCCACAGCAGAGCCGTGGTCCTGTATCCCAAGGTACGTAGATTCGCAGGACGAATGTACCTCACGCAGGAGAAGATCATCGCCGTTGATGAGACAGCGATGTGCTTGGAACTCCTTCCAAGTAATTTCACCACGCTCGAGCTGATCGGCAAGTGCTAGATCGACGACGGTCTTATTGAAAAGACATAGCAGTGGGAAGCTCATCACGCGTCCCATAGGCTGCCCGACCGTTGCCGATGGCCCATCCTCGGAGAACCGAAGCTCCCCGAGAACGCGCAGACACCTTACCTCATCATCTGTGAGGTCCCAAGCGCGATCGATAAGAACTTCAAGGGCAGCACGGACGTAGGCAGACTTGAGATTGTCTGTAGCTCCTACGTAATCAAAACTTAAAAACTCGCCCTGTCCGTTCAAATCAGCTATTGCCCCCTCAGACGGGGGACCAACCAATAGCCATCCCTTCCTTTTTAGCTCCGCGTAGAGGGACAAATGGAGAGGGGTCAACACCGAAGTGTTATGTGCCGAGTAGAGAGTCACCACGCGTGGCTTCCCAGAACTAAACACAAGCGCAGGGCGGCAAGCCGCACTGAACTCCTCCTCCTGCCAATTTCCTCCCTTAGACCGCGAATGCCACAGGGTGGCATTTCCATTCGGGATATATGGATGCTTTCTTCGATTCCAGCCCCGCTCAACGTTCATCGTAAAAGCACGGACAAACCGTGCAAGATGAGCGTCATCTACGCTGACGGGCCGGAATCGTGCTTCCTTATAATCTTCAAGTATCCCTGCGAACCGAGGCTCACAGGAACGACAACAGGAGGTCTCCACCTTCTGAGCTGTCTTGATACTTAACTCGACCTCTTCAGGTAAAGAGGCCGGATAGATTGATCGGAGTTTGGGGCGAAGCTCCCCACAAGAAATCTCCGAGGGCAGGTCCCGCAGGGGTTTAATCCCCCATTCGACACGAAGGTGTCTCACAAGGGCTTTGGCCTTCCTCCGATAGGCCAGTTGTCTTGAGCATGAAAGATCGCCCTCCTCCTCCAGCACGCAGAAGCTGTTGGAAAGAGGGGGCGGTGTGCTCTCGACTTCTCTCACGTATCCTCCGCTGTTAACAGAACCAGCGTCGGAAAGCCGTTCGATCCCAATTTCACCCGAGAGAACAAGGCGTTCAAGGGACTTGGAGCAGAGCTCCAAATTCCAGAGAACTTGTTCCCCTGCCTCCTCGCCCTCGTAAAACTCCCGGCTGCGAAGCAAC